TTTCGAATCTCATTTCTATCAAATGGGCCTTCGGGGCATCCAAAAGCTCGATAGTGCCGATATAATAAATCTCATCGCATGTCAGACCTCCGCCGGGGTGCTTTTTGTCGAAGAGTGCGATGACCAAATCATGTATCTTGCTGATACCGAGTTTCGCCGAGGTTCCGGTGCGGGCGTCGCCATCGGCGACACTGGTGGTGCCGATAAGGATCGAGATTCCGGGCACCTGGCAAAGGTCATAACCGCCCTCGCGTTTGACGTCGGTCCCGGCCCAGCTTGGGAATGCGAAAGGGGCAACTCTATCAAAGGCCTCGACACCGGCCTTTGTTGCCGCCACCTGGTGGCGCCAGACGTCGACCTTCGTAAAAACCAGTTTGCCGCCATAGGCAAGGGCCGCAAGTTGCGCCGCAAACCACGCCTCGAGTAGTGCTATGAAACCGCCATCATTCGACATGATTAACCTACTACCTTCTCAATTTCCGTTTGTATCTTATCCGAAATCTTGTCCACATTTTCCTCGACGCCGTCATAAAGTGCGCCGGTACCCTGAACAAGGACGCTTTTGGCTAAAACAAACAATGCCCTGAATTTGCCTTTGCCGGTTTTTCCTCGTTTGTATCCTAAAACATTGGTGCCAGGCAAACGGAAAATTTTCGTGCCTAATTCCATTTCGGCCTGTTTGACGGATTCGTATTTAGAAACTCCTGCGGCCGTAAGGGCCTCACCTATTGGAATCGTTAATGCTCTTTTGAATTTGGGCGTGATTGTCATTTGCTCATCACCCAATAGCCACTTGTATTTCTCGACGGCCGAGCCTTCTCGCACGCCGATCATCGCCTCCAATGGCGCAGTACGCCAACCATCGAGGGCATTGGCGAGATTGCCACTCCGCATCTTGAGGGCCTGGCCACGAAGGTATGTCGCTGCAATAATGGATGAAACATATTTGGAGCCGAGGGCCAATCCCTTATCGGCAGCATGAATCAACCTTCTGCCGGTTGAGCTTAAATCGGCAACTGCCGCTGCGAAATCCGGACCTAATTCGATCTCGATCATCATAAGGATGGCCTCCGGTACCGGCTCAGGATTTCCTTGACCAATGGGAGAAGGTCCATGTCCGCGAATTTTTGGATACTGCCGCCCTGAAACCCGACGCTCGATAATCCAAGGTCATCTCGCCGTTTGAAAATGAAGGATGACTGCTCTACGGCCGCCTCTCTCAGATCGGAAGGAAGGGCATATTCGCCGGTACCGGGCACCTGGCCTGCCGAGCAGTAGCCGCCGCGATAGATTATTTCGATACAATCCATCACCTCGAGCCATTTGGCATAAATCCGGTAGATGATTCCGCTGCGGCCCGATGCGATGATGCGATAATCGGTATCGGCAGTCAGGGCATCGACTAAAGCAAAACTATAGTCAGCAGATTCTTTTATGCTCGTCACGGAGATTATCGGGTATCGCTCGAGCGATAACAGGCCGCCCTCGCCCGTATGATATTCGGTGACATCGGCGGCGGGTGCAATGAAAATCCGGCGGCAGAAATCATTGAATACCGCCTCTATCCCAGTGATGATGCGGCAAAGATTGGCGTCATGCTCGATCGATGTCAGGCCGAGACGGTCCTTGACATCGGCCAGCGTGCAGATCCGGGCGATTGAGGTATCGGCAAAAAGAATAGCCGTTGCCGTAGTATCGTCACCCTCAGCGCAGATCGCGCGGACGCGGATGTATTTTGCCGTCTCGGTAAAAGTACCCTGACTCGCCGCCGCTGCGGCGATAGGAACGGCAGGAACGCCGGCGTGCTGATCCAAAAGACTCGTTACCCCGGCATCATCGCTCGTGTCGATTTGAATATCAGTCAGGGCATCAGCGCTTCCGCCGCCGGCGTTATTGACGACGATGGTAAAGGCGGAGACCTGCTCGATATTCGTCCAGTCGAGGAGCGTCGTCAACTCATCAGTGACGGCGATAATGCTTGATTTTGCGATCAGTTCAGCCATATTTACGGCCTCTTTTAATACCTGTTAAACCCCGTGCAAACGGGGTTTAATGTTACTTTGTTTCGACCTTTGTTCCGGCCTTGCCGGGCCGGACCTGTTTGTCGGCAGGCGCCTCATCGACCGCCTTGCAGGTCCCTTCCGGCAACTGCCCGACGATATGCGGATTCAGGTCATAGGTGATGCCTGCCGTAAAGCTGCCCAGCGGCCCGCGATAACTTTTTTCGAATTTCACTTTCATTTTCGGTTTCTCTTTCCTTTATTTAGCCGGGGAGTCCCGACAGGTCTGGATGGGGCATAACTTTGGGCATAACCATCGGTGACGAGCTTTTTGGCTGTCATCTCCGGAAGGTCCAGATTCATGCCGCCCACAAAAAGGCCCATCGGCCCGGCATAAGTTTTGATCATTTTTATCGTCATTTGATTCCTCACTTTTGTTTTCATCTTTTACAAAGGTCCGCCCGCCCGCGAAGGCGGGCGGACCGGTTTTAATCAAACGATTTCAGTTATGCACTGACCAGATTGGCCAGACCCATCTCGGCTGCGCTTCGCGGGCTCGTGTCCGACGGGAACCCGATACCAATACTACACAAAGCTGCGCCTGGTGTGCCATCGCCGCTGTGCGGCGCTTGCCACCTGATGTAACGTTTATGGGTCTTGGCCAGGTCCACATAGACGCCGTAAATCAAGACGTCACCGCTGTCGGGAATGACGGCGGCCATCGCGGCCCCGGTAATTACGGTATAACTGCCGCCGGATGTGTCGCACTCCTCGAGCAACGGCGGGGTCGTCTCGGCAGTCGAGCCGATCGGGCTCCCTGCCGTGATGACACCCGTGATCAAGAGGGCCAAAAACGAAGCCTTGCCGGCGGTGTCATAAGGTGTGTTGGTCGCAAAATCACCATTATTTACGACCTGCGGCTTTACCATGATCCCGAAATTCAGGGCCTTTAAGATCGCTCGCATATCCATATTTCTATTCCTTAAAAGATATTCAGTATTCAGTTTTCGAACTCGAAATTATTAATCCCGGCTCGCCTGGATTAGGCCGCTGCAGTTATCAGGCCGCAGATCGGGCCGGCATTGGTGGTATCACCTACACCATGCGCATTGAACGCGACGCGGTCGATGCCGCGCACGGCGATGAGCCTTTCTTTGAAATAGACCTGGTCCGCCTGCGCGAACTCGATACCGCCCCGCGTGCCAAGCATTGCGCCCATGCGAAGATTCGCCAGCAATGCACATATCTGGCTGATGCCCGTGACCTTGGGCATGACCTGCGTAAACTGGACCGGGTACGAAAGGAACGTCTTCTGGGGCAAACCGCCCGCTAAAATGATCTCGGCAGCCGATCCGCCGGTAGCGGCCAGGGCGAGCGTCACCATAATCGTGTAATAGAAATAGCGGTGGACATACCAATAGAGATTGCCGTCATCCGCCATTTGAGGCACAGCGCCCACCAATTTGACAAAATCACCCATGATCAATTCAGGCCAGGTATCGCCCGTGCCGACGACGAGGCTCTTGATATTGGCGATGGTCGTGCTGACCTTCATCAGGGCGCCCGTGATGCCCTGGATTCCGAAATAGGTACTGCTGCTGTCGCCCAGGAAGCCGACGAGGTCTTCGTAATATGCAAACGAGCGGGCAAAGAGGCCCGCCAACATCTCACCGAGGGCAACGAGCGAATCATCCTCAAGTTCCATACTGTACGCGGTCAGGGCGGTAAACGTCCTCGGCACCAGATTGATTGACTGGAGTTTGGGATCCACGACTGTAGTCGTAACACCTTCGCCGGGACATGTAATTGCCAGGAGCTCGTCGATTTTGGGTTGGGATGTCATTCCGGCGCCCATCGGCACAACCTGGGCATTGGCGCGGAACCGGCCGTACTGCTCTATGAGCATAATGATGCTCGGTATCTGTTCGACCGTCACGAGGGCACCGCCGCCTGTCTGTGAGGAGCCGACCATCGTTTTTTTGCCGGCGCCGTCGGTCCAATAAGGCTCGACACCCATTTCATCGAGCGATTTTTTGGCAAACTCGAATCGATCAGTTAAACGGATATCGCCCGAAGTCGCCACTGCCATTATAGTCAAGGCGAAAACCTTCGCCTCCTGCGGCGACGAGAAGTAGCCGCGATAGGCCGAGCTGAACGGGCCGCCGGAGCGATTACCCTGGCGAAGCTCCCGGAGCTTCTTTTTGATGTCCCCGATATCCTTGTTCGCCTCGGCGAAGCCGGTATTGAGGGTGCCGATATCCACCTTCGAGGCGGCAAGCATTTCCTTGTCAGCTTTCGTTTTCTCCTCGATCAGGCTCAACACCTCGGTCTTGGTGGCCTTGTTGGCCTTGATGTCCTCAAGAGCCTTCTCGATGGTATTGGCCGTCTGGGAGAGTTTTGATTCAATTTCTTGCAGAGTTATCATATAGTTTATCCTAATTTAGATTTGATATTCTCGTTTAATTCTTCCAATTTCTCGGCTATTCTTTCCCCCGCAGGATTCGTCAGGTCGTCAGGGCCGCCGAGCAGCTCCTTCGCAAATTCGTCCCGGTCAGAGGTAAGAAGTATTCGTATGTCATCGAGGGACTTTTCGATCCCCGATTCCATCGTGTCGATTCTCTCCGTGAATTTTTTGAGTCCATCCTCGATTGCCGTCTCGACGATTGCCTTTATCTCCTCATCATCGAAAAAGCCCTTCGCCCGCGCAAGGGCGCGGCGATTGCTGGGTACCGGAACGGCCGAAATCTCCAGCAGCTCCACCTTCGTGAGGGTGCGGATATAACCCAGTTTCTCGTCCTTTTCGTCGGACCATTCCAAAGGAATAAACCCGACGCTGAAGGCCTTCATATGACCATCACGATAGAGCGTCCAGTATTCCTCGCCGAGGGCGGTTGTTGCAAACTGCATGGTAAAACTCAATTCATTCTCGGTAATTTTTATCGACCCGGGCAGGGCAGAGCCGATGACGGGTGATGAGCCGCTGTCGAGCCGATGCTGATGCGTCGCCAGGATTACGGGATTTGACTTGAATGAGCCTATCGTTTCCGCGAAGGCGGAGGGCAGGAGCTTCTCATTGTCCCTGTCGATATCGGCGGTCGATGCGACTGCATCGATGGTTCGGCTCTCGGCATTTACCGACTTGACCCTGGCGAAGAAAAATTCGGTATTCATGTTATTTGTCCTTTTTTTCCGTCTGCATATCGCAGTATGAATAGAATTTGATTTTATCGTAAAAGTCCGTCCCAAAATTCTTACCTGGCGCCCTCAAGGCCGTCTCGAGGCAGCGGCAGTTGACGATATTGGCGGCTGAGCCTTTAGGGTCGCCTGGGCACGGGAGATATTCTTTAATTCCTGATTTACCGATCGACACGGCAAATGGTTGATCGAGAGGGATTCCGGCGGCGTATGTCTTGCCAGCCTCGACGTGGGAATCTCTTACGGCGGCGTCACCTGCCGTAAGCCAGCCATGCAGTTCGACTCCTTCCTGCTGGAAGCCTGCGTGGCGGCCCGCCCCGACCGCGCCTGCCGTCTGGGTGCGTGCAATCGTCACGGCCTGTGCCCGCCTTTCGGAAAAGACATCCTTCACGTCAGTCATAAGTTTCTTCGTCAATTCAGGCAGACCCTCGCCCGATTCCAGCCCCTCGGCCAAGGTTCGTGCGACGCGTTCGGCAATCTCATGCGTGGTTGTCTGGTTGACGATCTTTATATTTTCACTCGATCTGATCAGGGCCTGCCGGACGATCAAGCGATGCCTCGCCGACTCGGCCGCCTGACTGAGGGCACTGCCGGCCAGGCCTGCGAGCTCCGCGATCGCCTGGCGTGCGCCGAGGGCAGCAGCGCGGGCGAAGAAAATCTCATTGATGACCTTCAATTTGCCGTTTTCTTTTTTGAGGTCGAAAACTACGCGGGCGACAACCTGGTTGGTGTCAGCCTTTTGGGCGGCCTTGCCTTCGGCCAGGACCTCTTTAAGTCTATCCAAGAGAATCCTTTGCTGGCGGACGAGATAGGTTCGGACGGCGGCGGCGAATTCCTTTTCGATACCGAGCCAGCTCAGGACCCATTTTTGCCAAATCCTTTTCTTCTT